ACATCCGAATTTGATATTGCAATTTGGACCGCAACACAAGGTAACCGTGAATCAATTTCATCTGAAGTTGTTACAACAGACCAAATGGGTGGATCAATTAAAAAAGCACAAATTGGGCACGTGGTTTTATCTATAGCAAAAACGCTTGAACAAAAAGAACAAAATTTGGCAACAATTACTCTTTTGAAATCTAGAGTGGGGAAAGATGGTGTGATATTTAATAATTCTAAATTCAATAATGAGTATTTGGATATTGACACCGATTATCAAAACACTTTATTAGGGCATAAAGAGGATAAGGAGCAAGAAAAAAGAGACAGAATCAGACAAGCACTTGAACACAAAGAACGAGTTGCTAGAGAAGTTAAAAATACAGTAAATCAAGAAAAATAAAATAATATTATGGCAGAAAAAATTCTTATTGATAATCCGGGACGTTTTGTTCTATTTCCAATCCAGCACCATGATTTGTGGAAGCTTTATAAACAACAAGAAGCGTGTTTTTGGACTGCGGAAGAAATTGACTTACAACAGGACATTTATGATTGGGAAAATAAATTAAATGCGGACGAGCAACACTTTGTTAAACATGTGTTAGCTTTTTTTGCTGCTTCAGATGGTATCGTAAATGAAAATTTGGCGATGAATTTTGTTAATGAAGTTCAATACACTGAGGCTAAATTCTTTTATGGTTTTCAGATTATGATGGAAAATATCCATAGTGAAACATATTCATTATTGATTGACACATATATAAAAGATAAACAAGAACAAGATATGTTGTTTAATGCAATTGAGACCGTACCAGCTATTAAGAAAAAGGCTGAGTGGGCGATCAAATGGATTAATTCAGAATCTTTTGTTGAACGCTTAATTGCATTCGCGGCTGTTGAAGGAATTTTCTTTTCTGGATCATTCTGTTCCATTTTTTGGTTAAAGAAACGTGGCTTAATGCCTGGTTTAACATTCTCAAATGAACTTATTTCTAGAGATGAAGGTATGCATTGCGACTACGCTTGTCATCTTTATAATAGTCATATCGATAATAAGCTTTCTCAAGATAGGATTAGAGAAATTATTTGTGGCGCTCTTGAAATTGAAAAAGAATTTATTCTTGAGGCATTACCAGTTCGTTTGATTGGTATGAATTCGGAATTAATGGCACAATACCTTGAATTTGTTACCGACAGGCTTTTAGTTTCATTAAATGTACCAAAGGTTTACAACTCAGAAAATCCTTTTGATTTCATGCAAAATATTGCATTACAGGGTAAAACAAATTTCTTTGAAAAAAGAGTGGCCGAATATCAAAAAGCCGGTGTTAATAATGCCACAGAAGACTTAGATTCTGCATTTGGTGATCTTGATTTTTAAAATAGAATAGAAAATGAAAGTATTAAAAAGAGATGGTTCCCTAGAGGAAATGAGATATGATAAAATTACAAGAAGAATAACCGCATTATGTAATGACTTAAATTTAGATTATGTTGACCCAACTTATATTACCTTAAAAGTTACTCAAGGTATATATGACGGTATATCAACTAAAGAGTTAGACACACTTGCCGCTGAAACAGCAGCATCTATGACAACAGCACATCCAGATTATGCTAGATTGGCTGGTAGAATAGCTGTGACTAATCTACATAAAACAACACCTAAAAAATTCTCTCAAGCAATTAAAGAATTATATTCTTTTGTTGAACCAAAGACAAACAAAGAATCCTCATTAATAGATGATAATGTTTATAAGTTTGTTATGGAGAATAGAGATGTATTGGATGGTGCTATCGTTATTAATAGAGATTTTGATTTTGATTATTTTGGTTTTAAAACATTAGAAAGATCTTATTTATTAAAAATAGGGGATAGAATTGTCGAAAAACCACAGTATTTGTATATGCGTGTTGCTGCAGGAATTTGTAATGGTGACGTTCAGATGGCATTAAGAATTTATGATGATTTATCACAACATTTTTACACACACGCCACACCAACATTATTTAATGCCGGTACACGTAGACCACAAATGTCGTCTTGTTTCTTGATTGGAAACAAAGGTGATGATATTGATGGTTTATTTGATACAATCAAAGACGTAGCGAAGATTTCTAAATGGGCTGGTGGTATTGGTTTACACGTTCACGATGTTCGTGCTAAAGGCGCATATATTAAAGGAACTGGAGGCCAATCCGATGGGCTATTGCCTATGATGAAAACATATAACGAGGTTGCTCGTTGGATTAATCAAGGTGGTAAACGTAAAGGTTCATTTGCAATTTATCTTGAACCGTGGCATGCAGATGTAATGGAATTTATTGATCTTCGTAAAAACCATGGTAAGGAAGAAATGCGTGCTCGTGATTTATTTTTAGCAATGTGGACACCAGACTTATTTATGCAGCGTGTTGAGTCGGATGGTGATTGGTCCTTATTTTCACCAGATGAAGCACCAGGATTATCTGACGCATATGACACACCTGAATATAAAGCTTTTACTCGTCTATATGAACAATACGAATCAGAGGGTAAAGCAAGAAAGGTTGTTAAAGCCAGAAAATTAATGGATGCGATCTTAACCGCTCAAATTGAAACTGGTACTCCTTACATGTTATATAAGGATGCTGCAAACTATAAGTCAAATCAAAAGAATTTAGGTACAATTAAGTCATCTAACTTATGTACTGAAATTATTGAATACAGTTCACCAACAGAACAAGCAGTTTGTAACTTAGCATCAATCGCCTTACCAAAATATGTTGTTGATGGTGAATTCAATCATGATCTATTGTATGAATACACATATCAAGTTGTTAAAAACTTAAATAATGTTATCGATTTAAATTTTTATCCAACAGAAGAAACCAAACTATCTAACTTTAAACATAGGCCAGTTGGTTTAGGTATTCAAGGCTTGGCGGATATTTTCTGCATGCTAGAAATTCCATTTGAAAGTGAAGAGGCGGATAAATTACAAACAGATATCTTTGAAACAATTTATTTTGCGGCGATGACATCATCCAAAGATGTTGCAAAACAAGTAGGTTCATATGAATCAATAGCAGGATCACCGATTGAAAAAGGAATGTTCCAATTCGAAATGTGGGGAAAAACTGATAAGGATTTATCTGGAAGATGGGATTGGAAATCTTTGAGAAAAGAGGTTGTTAAATTTGGTGTTAGAAATTCACTTTTGGTAGCACCAATGCCAACAGCATCAACAGCTCAAATTTTGGGAAATAATGAGGCTTTTGAACCGTTCACAACCAACCTTTATTCTAGAAGAACTCTTGGTGGTGAGTTTATTGTTGTAAATAAACACTTGGTTAAAAAGTTAATGTCATTAAATTTATGGAATGAGGACATTAAAAAGAAATTGATTCTTGAAAACGGATCTGTACAAAATATTCCAGAAATACCTACTGATGTTAAAGAGGTGTATAAAACTGTTTGGGAAATGTCTCAAAAAAGATTATTACAAATGGCGGCGAATAGAAGTATTTTTATTGATCAATCACAATCCTTAAATTTATTTATTGCTGATGCAACAAAAACAAAATTACTTGCGGCACATTTATTTGGTTGGAAATTGGGTTTAAAAACAGGTATGTACTATCTAAGAACTAAATCCGCGGTAGATCCATTAAAAGGATTGGGAATCGATACATCAGCTAGTAAACCTGTTGAACAAGCACAACAACAGTCCGTAAATTATGTTACACCGGCGAGTAACCCAATTATTAGTGAAGAAACCCCAGAATTGGTTATGACAAATCAAAGACCTTCGGATTCTATGTTCGAATGTGAGGGATGTGGTTCTTAATATAATTATAGAGTTTATTTCGCGACATTTTTAATTTCCGCGACATTTATTGCGACACTTTTCTCTAAGAGTGTCGCATTTTTTATTTATATCTATTTTCTTATTGTTTATATTTATTGTTATGGCTACAAAATATGGTATAGATTTCCCATTTAGAGACAGTCTCGTTGGAGATTATGTCAGGATGACTCAATCTAGAGATGAAGAAATTCGTGCAAACCTTGTACACCTATTATTGACAAGGAAGGGTAGTAGGTATTTTTTACCTGATTTTGGTACTAGATTATATGAATATATTTTTGATTTAAATGACGCAATCACATATTCAAGCATCGAAGATGAAATAAGAGAAACGGTAAAAAGGTATATTCCAAATCTAGAAATTAATTCAATAAGAATAACTAACCCAGAATTAGAACCAGAAGATGGTTTATCATCAGTTAGTGAGGACGAAGATGCTAGACTATTTAGAGTTGGGGATACATCGACTAAACCATACACAGCAAAAATAAGAATCGATTATACAACAAATGATTCAACTTTTGCAACATCAGATTTTATAATTATCAACATATAATATGAGCAAAAAAATATCATATACAAACCGTGATTTTGCTGGGTTAAGACAAGACCTGGTTAAACTAACCAGAGATTTTTATCCAGATATAATTCAGAACACGAATGATGCATCCATTTATTCGGTTTTACTAGATCTTAACGCAGCAGTTGCGGATAACCTACACTTTCATATAGACAGAGTGTGGCAAGAAACGATGCTTGATTTTGCTCAACAAAGACAATCCCTATTTCATATTGCAAAAACTTATGGTATTAGAATACCTGGATCAAGACCATCTGTGGCCCTATGTGATTTTAGTATAATTGTTCCTGTAAAGGCGGATAAGGACGATGAAAGATATGCGGGAATTCTAAGAGGTGGTACACAAGTATCGGGAGGAGGTCAAATTTTTGAAACAATAAGTGATATTGATTTTTCAAATCCATTTAATGAAAGAGGTGAATCAAATAGACTAAAGATCCCGAATCGAGGGACTAATGGTGATATTATTTCTTATACATTAACTAAGAGAGAGCCTGTTGTAAACGGTGTTACAAAAATTTTTAGAAGAGTTATAACACAGAGAGATCAAAGACCTTTTCTTAAATTATTTTTACCAGAACAAAATGTTTTGGGTATTACTGGGATGATTCATAAAGAAGGAACAAACTTTGTAGCCAATCCAACAAATGCTGAATTCGCTTCCTCAACAAATAAATGGTATGAGGTAAAATCACTTATTCAGGATAAGGTTTTTGTACCTAATACAACTGCGGTTTCAGATAGAAATAATTTTAAGGCTGGTGAGTACATTACTGTTAATAACAAATTTATTAGTGAATATACCCCAGAGGGCTATTACTATATAACCTTTGGTTCAGGAAATGTTGATCCATTAGATAACTTAGAAAACTATATAACAAATACTCTTAAAGTTAATTTAGCAACATATTTGAACAATATGTCTTTAGGTGCTATACCTAAACAAGATACCACGTTATTCATAAAATATAGAATTGGCGGTGGTAAAGAAAGCAACTTGGGTGTGGGGGTATTAAATAATGTTGAAAACTCTGAATTTATAATTAATGGGCCAAATAGCACAATTAATGGACAGGTAACACAATCGTTAACAGTTACAAATGTTACGCCCGCTGTTGGTGGTGCAGATCAGCCAACCATTGAGGAGTTAAGAGGTATGGTAGCATATAATTTTGCTGCACAAAATAGAGCGGTTACACTTAACGATTATAAATCAATGATTGAAACCATGCCATCAACATACGGAGCACCGGCCAAAGTTAATGTAATGGAAGAAGATAACAAGGTTAGAATTAAATTATTATCATATGATGAAAATGGTAATTTAACTAGCATCGTATCTAATACTTTAAAACAAAACATATTAAATTATTTATCAGAATATAGAATGATCAATGATTATTTAGATATTGTTAGTGGTGAGGTTATTGATTTAAGTTTAGAAATTGATTTATTACTGGATAAAAATCAAACATCTACAGAAGTTATTAGAGATGTTATTGAAGCAACAACATCATATTTTTCAATTGACAAGAGAAAAATGGGTG